TTACCTGTTTTATTTGTTAATTCACTTGTAGAACTTGAAGTAATAAATCCTGCTGTATTTGTATCAATAACTGTTTGAACTTTTGCGTCAGTATAATATTTATTTGTACCCTCAGATAAATCAGAAGTTGATTTACTAGATAAATCTAATGTAGTTGAAATAGAAGCATCAGCAGTACCATCAAAACTAGCAGAACCAGTTATTGGTCCTGTTAATGCAATATTTCTAGCAGTAGCTAATCTTGTTGCTTGATCAGCAGAAGTTACAGCATCATTAATTTGTACATATGCACTTCCTGACCATCTATAAACATCTCCTGTATCAATAGCAATATATATTTTACCTGTTTCACCTGTTCCTGGAAATGCAGCAAAATTAGCATATTCTTCTACATCATCTACATAACTAGGTAATTGTGCAGTTGGAACTTTACCAGCACTATCTAAACCAGCATATCCATTATTTTGATTTTTATTAGCAATTTGTTCAAATGCTGTACTATTAACACCATCTAAAGTATCTGCATCAACATTTAAAGCATCAACAAATGATTTATTTACACGTGTATCAATAAGCCCATTTACTGTACTAGTATCTGCTGTACCTGCAGGCCCCTGTGGACCTGTTGAACCTTGTGGACCTGTTGGGCCAACAATACCTTGAATACCTTGTGTACCTTGTGAACCTTGATTACCAGTTGGTCCTGTTTGACCTGTTAAACCAGTGTCGCCTTTATCACCCTGTGGACCTTGTGGACCTGTTGGGCCTTGCGGACCTTGTGGGCCTGTTGGACCTGTTTGTTTTGAAACAGTTATAGTTGAAGTTGTTCCATCTATTTTAATTGTCATATTATTTTATTCCTTACTGAGGTTGGTATCTTATTACAAATACGAACCTTATTGAATTTTTAACTTCAGGAGTACCTGCAGCCCATTGTACTTTCATAACCACAATATATGGTGATGCATCATTAGGTGTAGAAGTATAACTTCCTTGATCTGATAATAATGTACTTGGAACCAATAGTTCAAATTTACCAGCAGTACTAGTATTGTATACTAATTCTGCTTTTGTATAAGTATGTTGGTTTGAACCTCCAACTGCCGATAATGAATCAATTGTAATAGATCCTCTTTTTCTTGTAACAGTGGCTTCAAATAAATCAGCCTTAATATCAAAAGTAGTAGATGCAGAACTAAAATCTATAGTGCCATCTTCTATTGATAATAAAAATTGATTACCTTCGGATATTTCTCGAGCAATAATATTATCTGCTCCTCCTAAGTAATTTTGTATGTTTGATATTCTCATATTATCTCCTGTAGGTTAGTTATGAGTAAATATATATCTATGGACATATATTTTTGTTTATTAAGTTTCTTTAACCCAAGCTGTACCATTCCATTTATAGATATAAGATGCAATTAAAGCATCACCTGCACTATCTGTAATTGAATAAGTAGTTCCTAGGTTTGTATAAATTGTTGCACCAGAATTTGAAGATCCTAGTGACAAAGCAGTAATTTCACTGTCATTATTTACTCTGTATGCTAAATATAATTTAGTAGAAAAATAAACCATTTCAGATCCATTTATTGTATTAGCTGATTGATCAACTGGTATATTAGATATTTCAGTAGAAGTAACTGCATCAGTATCAATAACATATTGACCATTAGAATTAGCTGTTATAGCAAAAAACCCATCTACTAATCTAGGAGTACTTCCAGTTATACCATTAAAAGCAAATTCTGGAGTTTTTAAAGCATCTACTTTATATCCTGGAAATATAGTATTTAAATTATTTTTAGTAGTTTCAAACCAAGAATAATCTGTTGGTGTATTTGAAAATACATCTTTATTAGCTAAAATTACAGATCTTAAACCATAATAATTTGGAACAGATGAACCTGCTTCAATAATTGTAGCATTACCAACACCTGTTGAAAAATTACCTACTGTTGTTCCAGTAGCTGCATTATTAGTTACAGTTAATTTATATAAATCACTAAAATGTGCATCAGCAACTGAAGTAAATCTAATTTGATTAGCAACTGGTTGATCTTTTTCAATAGTCCAATCAGTTATGTTTGTATTAACATTTTCTATTACATCAGCTATTGTATTTACAGCACCAGGTAATGTTGGAACAAAACCAACAAAACTTTTATTATAATCAGCACTAGAACTTCCTGGTTTAAATACTTGAATATTTGTTTTACCAGCATTATTAATATTTGTTTGAGTAGTACCTAAACTTCCTTGTGTAATACTTTTTGTAACATTTGAATTAGAAAAAGTAAAATCTAATCCAATATCATCTTGAATTGTTGTAGTATAATTTACTATTTTTGAATTACCTGAATCTATTGTTGCAGTCATAAAGCCATTTAAAGAAGCATTTAATGCATTTTTAAATTCAAGAGCAGCCGCAGTAGCATTTAAATTATTTGAAAAAGATTGTTGTGTTCCACCAGTAAATGTAACTTCACTAAACAATGGTAATCCATTCATAGTTTTAGTAAATAAATTAGGAGCAGTAATATTATATGTTGATCCTAATGTACCTGATCTTGTTATTGTAGATGTTCCAAAAACTATATTTCCTGCATCAGTTCCACTAACAGAATTATTATTTACTGTAGCAGTCCATAATTCACTAGGAACCGAATCAAATGTAGTTGTTGATGTAAATGTAATTTTTTTAGTAGTATTATCATATGTAGCAGTATAATTATTAGGAGACTCTGTATTATTATTTACTAATGCAATTAAATCTGCTCCAATAGTAGCTGATTGATCATCTGTTTCAAGATCAGCAGCAACATTTAATGTATAAGTTCCTGTACCATCAGGTTCAGTTAAAGATATAGTTGTTGATCCTGCAGTTCCAGCACCATCTGTTTCATATTCATAATTATAAATAATATTTGAACCATCACCAGCTACGTCATTAATTGTAAAAGATGTAGCTTCATTTGTAGCAGTACCTGTATTAATTATTATACCATAACCTGAAAAATCAACAAGACCACTATCAGGATTTATATCTGATACATAACTAGGTAATGAAACTGATAATCCACTTATATTTAAACCTAATACTGCTGTTCTAATTTCATTTAATGCATCAATAACACCAATATTATTTGAAAATGTATTATTAGTTATATAACCTAATGATCCTAAGCTTATTGAATATTTAGTATTTGTACCTGTATTCCATCTTGTGTTTGCAGATGGTTGAGGACTGTTATAAATATATAAATTATTATTTAAAATAAATTCTTTTCCAAAACCAAAAATATCACCTGTATCTGAATAAGTTTGTTGAGAAACATATGTACCGTTTCCATCATCAGTATATACTTGAGTATTTGTTGTATTTACTGCAATAACAGAAGTAGCACTTATAGGATGAATATTATTTAAACTATTTCTCATAGTAGCCGTAATAATATCAGATCCTGCCCAAGTTCCTGCATTTGAATAAACAGAACTAGTTGCTGCCATTTTTAATTCCTTTTATTAGTTAAATTGTCCACCACCTTGTGCAGTTGATAAAGTAAAATCTATTGAACTTGTAGCAACAATTTGTGAAGCTGAATTAGTATAAGTAATTACATTACTGTTAGCACTAGCAGTAAAATTAGTTAAATTATTAATTGCTGAAGCTACAGCCGTAGCCGTATTTGCAACAGTTGAAGCCATATTTCCTGTTAAATTTCCATAATTTGTTAAACTTAATTTCCAAGTGGCTTGTGGATCATTAGCAGTAGAATAATTACTGTCTAATGTAAGTGTATATGTATTTGTTGTTCCTGGTCTTGTTAAAATTAATTCTCTAACTTTTGAAGCTGTAGTTATTTTTACATTAGTATCACTTAAAAGTTTAATTGATATAATACCACTAATAGTTTCTACCTCAGTAGTTACTTGTTCATATCTGTGATAATATTTTATTTTAGTTCCATTATACCAAACAATAATATTTTCATTTGAATCTACTATATTGTTACTAATATCAAAATTTGATAATGTTGTTAATATTGCCATTAGTTAAACTGTGCGCCCCCTGTTGCTCCTGTTGTAGGAGGAATTAAAAAATAACTCCATATTTGACCTTCAGTAGTTGAGCTATTATAAAGTAAAACATCATCTCCCATAGCAGAAACATTAAAGTTTTCAACTCCGCCTGCATTTGTTGTAGCATAATGTGACCAAGTATTTGTAATTAATCTAAATGAAAATAATTCAGTAGTAGACATTACATATATAGTTGAAGTACCTATACATACAGATCTTCCAAAACCACTTGAAACGCCTCCTGCTACTAATGAAGATAATTCTAAAGTTCCATTAACTTTAACACTATTATTTGAACTATTAGCAGTTAAAAAACCTGTTGCATTCCAATCTTTAGGATTTGCAATTACTTTTCTAGATGTAGTATTTTGTATATCATCAGCTAAATTAATATGTAATAATTCTTTTTGTGTTACATTACCTCTTGTTCCTGTAAAACTTAATTGTTGTTCTTCTGTTGTTGCTGTACCAGAATTAAAACTTGTAGGAAATGTAATAGAACCTGAACCATCAGATCCACCAGTTCTAGTAATTGTATTAATTGTTGAACCTGCATAACCTATTTGTTGAACAGCATTAATATCTGTAAAACCATCTCTCATATTAGAGCCTGTATTACTATCTCCATATCTAATTTGAGTAAATCTGTTTACAACACCATAAGGATTTTTTGTATCATTTGGATCTATAATAATTCCAGAAACACCAGAAGTAATACCACCAGCCCCTGGTCTAAATACACCAAAGTCATAAGCATTAGAAAATGCCCCTCTTGCAAATTGGTTTATTGGTCTTACCCAAAATACTAATGTATCTGTAAAATCTATATCAAATACTTTATGTGTAATTGTAGCACCTTCAGCAAATGGACCTGTTGATGTTCTAAATGAAATATTAAATTCTCTATCAGCAATAGCATTATTAATATTATCTCCAATATATATTTCAAATGTTTCTGTTAATCCAGTTGGTACAGTCCATCTTAATTGAACAAATGGAGTAGTAGAGTCTGTATCACTACTAATTGCTGTTAAATCTGTAATTGCTCCAAAATTTCTTGGATTAGCTAAATTTGTATTAGGAGCTGTTTGAAATTCTGTTAATGCCTCTTCTGTATATGCATCTGCATTATATTCTTGAGCAGTAATTAAATATCCTGAAACACCTTCTTCATTCATATCAGCTTCAGTTATAGAATTAATTTTAAATAATTTATTAGTAAAACCATAAGTACTATTTGTAACTGATACTATATCTGTAACTTGTAATGCTAAAGCTCTTGTATCTGTTTTAAATGAAATAATTAAATTATCTCTTGATTTTTTAACAATAATATGACCAATTCTTTCAGCCATTATATTATTATTTATAAACTTAAATCTTGTATCTTGAACTAATTCAGGTTCATTAAATGATTTTTGATTAGTAGCTAAATTTAAAAATACTTGATCATCTTGATATTTTTGATCATAAGAATTAAAAGAAATATTCATTTTATTTAATGCACTATTAAAACCATCATTAACTATTGTAACATCACCATACATATTATCGTCAGTAAATGACATTACTGAAGATCCTGTAGTATCTGAAATAACTTGAAATTTACCTAAATGATAAGAAAATATAGCTTGAGAACAAACAACTAAATCAGAAACATTTAAATCTCTTTCATCAAAAGTATTAATTGCACCATTTGTAGTATATCTTTTTGCTGTTGTACTAGCTCCATTTTTATCTGTATGTGTAATTAAAGTATCACAAAATGTTTTATGAGCATAAAATGTAGGTAAATCAATATCAGTATCAGCCATTACATCACCACAACCATAAATATTATTAGTTAAATAATCTAATAAACATTCAGACGGATTATTTGAATATGATGTACCAGTTGATAAATTACCAGATGAATCAAATGTTCTAACTAATTTACCTGAAATTTCTGCCCCTAGTTTATTTGTTAAACCAGTTACAGATTCATCTCTGTTATATTTTAATTCCACATATAAATATGCAACATTAGGCATTGTTCTATTTGCAGCATTAGTATTCCATTTAGTTGAAAATGTTTCCATAGGTGAACATCTTCCACCTGATTTAAATTTTTTAACTATTAAATTACCATTTAAAAAATCATCAGTTCCACCTTGTGAATCTGTTGCATTTGTTACATTACCATTACTATCTAAAGTTAATCTAAAATCATCCCACCATATTTGACCAATGTTTTCAATAGGTCCTTCACATAATGAAATTATAAATGCCATTGTTTGATTATCAGATGTTATATCAGCAAATGTAATTGAACCAAATACTCTGGTATTTCCATATAAAATAGGTAATTTATTACCAGGGTTTGAAGCAATTCTTTGTCTAACTCCTTGATCTGGAGATTGTTCCATTTGTCCCGGGCCTGAAGGAACATCTGGAGCAAATAATTTATTAGCAATAAATGAAACTGCAACTGATAATGCAAATCTAGCTATCATTCCAGTAACTGTACTTGAAGTTAAAACTGTAATAACAGGTGCGGCTGCTGCCATAATTAAATTTCCTTTTTGTGCATTGATTGAAATTCTTTATAGTTCAATTTATTAAAATTAATATTAGTTTTAGGTATAGAATAATAAATTATTTCTTTTACCTCTTTATGATTTTTTGTTTCTTTTTCTAACATTTTATTCATTCTATAAAAAATAGATGAACCTCTCTTATTAGGATGAACCCAAGTCAATAAAACATGTAATTGTGTTATATGTGGATTTAATAAATTAGGTATTTTCATTCCTAATAATACTCCATCAATAATTCCATTATTTTCTGATATTACTGCAGTTTTATCTTTAGCTATTGCTTTCATTAAACCTCTATAATATTCAGTATTATCCTCTTTAAATTGACCAAAATCAAATTCTATTCTATGTTGTTCAAGTAATTTTACACCTTGTTCAACATCTTTATCTTCTCCAATTCTTATCATTATATTTTATTCTCTTTCTTATTAATCTTCAGCACCAAATCTTGGATTAAAGTCAACCATTGAAGCGACAAATTCCATAGATGCATCATTACTATTATATTCTTTAAATGAACTATCAGATGTAAATCTACCTGATTTAGTGTTTAATATAGCACCAACTATATTTTTACATTCAACAGTTATATTAACATCTCCACTTTTAACATTTTCTTCATCAACAGCATGTGAATTAATTATACCTTGCCATTTTTGATAAATTTGACCTTGAATTGCTCCAGTTTCTTCATTCCAAAAAGCTTGATATATTGTAACTATACCACCAATAGCGTTTACATTTTCTAAAGCAGCTATAATTGTATTTGGTATACCATTTAATTTTATAGTTATTGCATTAGTTTTTACATCTTTAGTTTCTTCAACAGGTGACAAACTAATTATATTTGAACCTGGTAAATATGTATCACTATTATATGTAATATTTGTATATCCTGTATTTAAAAATAAACTGTCAGCATTATTTGTAGTAACTTGAAATTTAATTAATTGAATTGGATATGTTTTAGTACTTTGTGTTTCAGCTAAAGTTGTTGAATCTATTGTTCTAGCCATTATAATATCTCCTGAAAATTAAAAGATCCATATTGATAATAATTAAATCCTGGGCCAGGTACAATAGTTACAGGTGGTCTTCCATTTAATAACATTTTAAATTGAACACCATTACCATAAGTAAAAGTATTACCAGATACAATAGGATTAATTGCACCAGTCATTAATTTAAAAGTTAATAAATTACCAGCCGTTGCAGTAGCATCTTCTTTAATTTGATATACTTTTGTACTTGAACTAAATTGTATAAAATCACCAGCTTTAACATTACTAGATAAATCTACATTAGCTAATTGAACATCAACTCCACTTGTATTAGCATTAACAACTGTAATTGTTAAACCACTTTGTGCAGTTATACTTCCATTAGCAAAAGTTAAATTAATAATTGATGGTATACTAGTTGTTTTAAAATCAATACCATCTTCTAAACCTAATAATTCAGCTTCCACTTCATCATATTTTGCTTTAGTTAATAATGGTAAATTTACTTCCATAGAATAAAATGT